CTCGTCAATAAATCCTTCGTAGTTCCATTCCATTGGGACAAACAAAGAGTATAAACCAGATTTTGTTTGACCATTTCTATTTCTCTTGGTGACGTCTGAAGCATTGTATAGTTTTTTAAAGTTTTCACCTCCTTTGTCTAGCGCATTACTTGTTGATCCCATCATACACTTACCAATAATTCTACTACCTAATCTTAAACATGTCTTTGTTACTCTCCAGTTATTTAAGATATTTTCAGGTCTCTCCCATTTTCCAGCTTCATCATGTACTAATAAAGCTAATTTTTCACCATCATAACTGTTGTCTCCTGTATTTTTCCAATCAATAGTTGTATCTAATCCCTCTAACTCCTCTAGCTTCTCGTTAGCCGTTATTTTCTTTCTAGTAAACCTTGTGGATGGAACTCTAAACGCAAGTTCTGTTTTTGGACGATCCATACCATCTTGAATGGGTTTGAAAAAGAATGGATAGTTTATACTAATAGGTACGATTTTATCAGTAAACATCTTTTTTGCATCCGAACCTGTTTTGGATAAAACTCCAAATCTACTGTCACCAGCAAGAGTAGCCAAGTTAACTGTTTCCGCGGATGACATGAACGAAAACCCCGAACGTCTGTTCTTTAGATAACACATTCCATAACATCTTTTGTCGGCTTTACAAGCTTCCCAGAATATATAAAATAATCTATTTGCCTCTCTAAAATCTGGAGCTCCAACATCTATCTTGCTCCACTGTAAGTACATATAATGTGTACCCGTTAAATAAGTAGGTTTTCCATTATTAGTAAACCAAAACCCATTATCTCTTCTATTAAACTCTTCGTCTATATACTCGTACCACTGTTCTTTTTGATCATCTGGATAAGCTCTCCAATCAAATATACTTTTAAGACGCTCTAGTTCTTTAGGTTGATCAGTTTTTACCCATTTGTTTTTTTCGTGATGGTACACTTGCACTGGCACTTTGGGCAAAGCAATTCGCAAATTTTCAATTTCAAGTATTTCACCAATTTGACCAGTTTTTGATATAACGATAATATCATGTTCTTTATCATATCCATATTTCCATTTTTTACCTTTGTTAAGACGACTGATAGTCGTTTTTTTAACTGGCTCTATTACCTCAACTAAACTTTGCTTATACATTATTTAGATCTTCCTTCTGCAAATCCTTTGAAAACTTTTTCTTTTTTTTCTTCAGGCTCTTTATTTTCAAGTAAGTTTTCTTCGTCTTGGATTCTGTTAAGTATTTCAAAAGCATCAAATATCGCGAGTTTTTTAGTAGCGGCAGCATTCTTAAGTCTGTCTGCTGTAATATCATCTCCAGAATCAACGATAGCTTCTTTAGCAACTTTAATGAGTTCTTCAACCGCTTTATGCCCAGCTTGGATTATACTCTTCTTCGTTTCCTTGATATTCATATTTGATTGTAATAAAATTAGATAAAACTCGATATAGTCTTTCGTTATCAACGACAAACTCGTATTCACTACTTGGTCTAAAACCAACTAGTTCGTTTACTTTAACAGTACCATCTGAATATTTGACGATACCTTGTAGTGGTTTTTCAGATTCAACATTGAATTGATCTATTGCTTTTAAAGGTTTTACGAAACAATAACCTTTTGGAGCATTCCACGTGTTATTTCTTTTGTATAAGAATATTTGATCTTGGTTTATTAAGTAAGTATTCTCGTCAAAGAAGCTTCTACTATTTTTTTCTATACCCCTAACGTTATGCCATCTACGAAAAACATTATGATGTACTATAACCTCGTCTCCTGGTTGGATGTCTGTATCGCCGATTAGTGGGATTGATTTAACAATAGCTGTTCTATTTACAAATTGATGATTATAAATCTCAGCGTTTAAAATCAACTCCGAATCACCAACCTTTTTTTTATTGTTATATCTTTCTCCTTTTGGCGCTACAACAAAGTTGTATACGCTTTTCATTAGTATTCGAGATTATACTCTACAGATACAGCCATATTCTTATTGAAGTCCTTCCAAGGTAATACGTCTTTATTCTTTTTGATATAAACAGAAAACTTATCCTCTTCTTCTATAATATCGCAGATAGTATGACCACCATAAACTTCTTGCCCCACGGCATAGTGCATAGCGTCATTCTTATAATCTTTACCTACGGAAATTTTACGAATCAGCTTCGCCATTTTCTTTTGGATAGTTTATAGCACCGTCTTGAATGTTAATATCAAAGGTACCGTATTCTTTTTCAAACTCACTTTGTAATACTGTGAGTCCATCTCTTAATCCGGCTATTTGGTGCATCATCTCGTGTTTTTTAATTTCCATAGAACCTATCTCTAACTGTGATCTATTTAAATTATTTACTGTATCTTGAACTTTTTTTAACTGCTCGTCAGTAATTTTTTCAGGTTTAATACCTTTAAGTTCTTTGATTTTTGCGTTTGTACCTTTTGTTTTTGTTGTTGCCATTTAATTTAATTTAAGTTAATTTAATTTGTTTATTTTTCAAACCCTAACACTAATGTAATAGGATGTATATTGTAAAGTACGTCCCCATCTACAAGAGCGGTTGGTGATACTGCTTCAAGAGTTATTTGTTGTGCTGCAGTTGATGCAACTGTTCCAATAAGACTATCTGCCGCTGGCGTTCCAACAGTTGTTCCTATATGTAGTATATCTCCTGCCGCGAAATGTTCTCTACAATCCATAGTAGTACCAGCAGATAAATCATCCATTGTTATCACTTGTGTTGAGGCTGCATCCGCCGCCCCATCTTCAGCAATTCCATTTATTGATATAAAGTCTACATCAGCATGTCTAGATATAATACCTACATATACAGTATCAAATCCAACATTATCACCACTTGTTGGGTCACCTTGTAGTATCAAAGGCGTAGTAGCAGATTCTGAGTCTCCACCTTGGTTTGTGGTTGCTATAGCTGTACTTTGGGTAGTTATGCTACCGTAATTACCAGCCTCTATTTCTATCATCCCAAGTATATCAGGATTTGGGTTGTGAGACGTGATCGCGTTAACTGTTCCCAAAGAAACAGTATTTGTTTTTGCAAAAAGAATATCCACAGGAAAGGCATTAATAGTTGGGGTTGCGTCTCCTTTTGGTCTTACTAACATAGTTAAAGATCTTAAGCAACAAGCGCCTTTTGGAATTTGTACAGCCTGCCAGTCTGCGATAATTTCACCCGCCCCAAACTTTGCAGCGTGCTGTAAAGAAGCCGCTACTTCTATTTTTTTTGTTACACTAAAATATTTTCCCATAATTTATTTTTTTGTTTTTTCTAGTGATCTACCACCGAAGTAAGCACCGATCACGGTTATTAATACTAATTGTAATAAGTCAGTCCATTTAGCTTCAACTACAAAGTTTATAACACCAGCATCGATGAACATCAACAATACAGTGCTAACTACTAAAAATACTAGAACTAAAGGTCTAACGTTTTTAGATAACCAAGAATCAGATTTCATATCTGCATTCCATCTAGAACTAATTTCTTTTTCCATTTGAACTTCATAGCTAGCTATAAGTTCTTTTATTTTTTGTTCTGCTTCAAGCTTTTCTTCTTTTGACGTGTGTAGATTATCTATAACTCCACCTACACTTTTAACAAGTTCACCGGCTCCTGCAGAAAATATTTTTGTTAATATACTCATAATTTAATTTTTAATATCCACCCCCAGAACTTCCTCCAGAACTTGGACTAGGACTAGGACTAGGACTTGGGCTAGGACTAGAAGGTTGAGGTGGCGTGGGATTTGGGTTTACAGGAGTACTAATAGCTTGTGCGTGATTAGTACCACCCATGTAACCTCTTTTATAATATTTGTTAGGTCCGTTAACTAGATAAAAGTGAGTATGGTAGCCGCTTAACCCATTAGCAGAAGCCCAAGATAAAGCTTCTTGCATTGTGCTAAATAAAGGTATGCCACCTATGTTTGTTAATGTACTCATTTTATTCGTTTCCGTTATTTGCATCGTTTTCCCAAGGAAAGCCAGTGTCTCCAGCTTCTTTCCATTCTCCATCTACTAATATAGAATCTACCCCATCAATATCCATTCTAGGAAACTCTTCTCCATTATATGTTATACTATTGTCTTCATAAGCCAACTTACCTATTTTCATATCTGTAGCGTGTCTCATTTCGTGATTAATAGTTTGTCTATCTTCAAAGCTACCAGGTTGTATTAGTTCGTTAATATATATGCTTCCATCCATATTAGCCTCACCCATAACTCCTTCTTCTAATGGCACTCTAATGACAGGGGTTCCGGGTACAGAGCCGTCGCCACCGGATTGTTTACCAAAACGCATTTTTGTTTTGATTTCACCGCCCGTGGCATAATTTCCTCTTTCTGTTCCTAGTTTAAATCCCATATTACCTGTCTTTATCTTTTATCATATCATCTATAGAT